AATAAGACCCTGCATTTTTTTGTCTGTCTTATCAATGACAGTGTCGCCTTGCGCCAAACTTCCAAAATCTGTTGAAGGGACTGCATTTCCATTAGGGGATGTTGAGCTGTCTGTCTTTGAATCTAACTTATTGATCTTGTCAAATCCCATCAAAGAATGCATCTCTTTTGCAGCTTTCTTTGCAGCACTAGCCGTCTTGTTTGTTGATTTCGTAGCATTATCCGCCGATTCTGCAGCACTATTCATTCCGGTGCTCGCTGCATTTCCTGCATCTGCTATCTGCTGTGCACTAGATTTTTTTCCTGTTATAAGTTCTGTAAAACTCTTAAATGTGCTCGCTAATACAGCAAGCTTTCCAATCACTGCATTAATAACGTGAAGGACAGGGGTAAACAAATTAATCAACCCCTGTCCAATACTGGCTTTTAAGGAATCAAACTGCAGTTTCATGATGCGGCATTGGTTCGCCCATGAGTCAGAAGTCCTTGCAAAATCTCCTGTTGCTGCTGTCAACTGATCTTGTACAAACGCATATCGAAGAGCTACCTTTTCTGCTTCGCTCATCTGAGCCGTTGCCTTGCCAAAACCATTTGCCATCGCATACGCATCTAAGGCACTCTGGGTCATTACCACGCCAAGGTCCTTTAGGGACTCTGTTTCGCCCGTGAAGACGCTTTTTAGTTTCGTATAGGCTTCATCCTGACTGATATTATAAAATGATGCCACATCACCTGCCAGGCCTGTGAGAGTGGTTCCCATATCGTAGGCCTGTTTTTCCGTAAAGCCAAACGCTTTTGCCATTGCCCCAAATGTGCCTGTGTACCGTTTTGCCATCGTCTCTGACAAACCAAAGCTTTTAGCTGCACTCTGTGCAAATTTGTCAACTTGTGCTGTCATAGGCGGAAATGTAACATCAACTACGTTTTGAACTTCTGCTAAGTCAGAGCCAAGTTCCAAACAGGATTTTCCGAAATCGACTACTTTCTTAACTGAAAAAGCTGCAGCTAAAGCCATACCAGCTTTTTTAGCAAGCCCGGTGATTCCTGCCATCTGTGTTTTAAATTGATTTTGATTTACGACCAGGTCAAGTCCAATCTCGCCTACGCTTGTAGCTACCATAATACCACCACCTTTTTAAAAGGCATCGGCACATGGCACTACTTGCCCGGATTAATCTTTATCTCAAATATCTTTTTACAATGTCTTGCCTGACACTTGAAAAATACGCCCCGGCATTTTGCATCCGAAGCGTACTGAATTTTTTGCTCATGTCCACAGTAAGGACATTTTATCTTCTTTCTTTCAATTTTTAATCACTTCCCAATCCATCCATGCTTAAAAATGCTGTTTTAAACATGTTCATCGTATTATTCATCTGTTCTTTTGT